CGGTGGTCCGAGCTTCACAGGATCGCGTACCCCGGAACGCAGCGGTCGATCTGACGATTCCGTTTGACCGACGGTTCAGACTGCGGCAGAATGACCGCGACGGGCAACCGCTCTCGCGGTCCGTCTGACGCAGGTCAGCCCTGCCGAGCATCGCGCGCAGCGAAGGCGTGTCCGTCCGAGTAGACGGGGAGCACTGCCGAAGGTGAAGCAACCTTTGGAGTGTTTCCAATGTCAACCGAGATTACCACCGCATTCGTGCGGCAGTACGACAGCGACGTGAAGATGCTCGTGCAGCAGGCGGCCTCGAAGCTGCGCGGCGCGGTCGTCGAGAGCAAGATCGAGGGCGAACTCAAGGCGACCGAGCAGGTCGGCGTCGTCGAGATGGTCGCCCGCACGGCCCGCCACGCGGACACACCCCTCGTCCAGACCCCGCACCGCCGGCGATGGATGGCCACCGAGGACTACGAGATCGCCGACCTCGTCGACACGTTCGACCAGGTGCGACTCAAGATCGACCCGAAGGGGCCGTACATGCGAGCCCAGCAGCGGGCGGTCGGCCGCAAGATCGACCAGGTCATCATCGCCGCGCTCGCCGCGGCATCGATCACCGGCAAGGCCGGCACCGCGACCACGGCACTTCCGGCCACGCAGATCATCCAGGCGACGGCAACCGAGACCGCCAACAGCTCCGGCGGCGCGTCGCAGAACCTCAACCTCATCAAGCTCCGCCGGGCGAAGTTCATCCTCGACGACAGCAGCGTCGAGGACGAGGATCGCTACTTCATCGCCGGCGCCTCGCAGAAGCAGAACCTCCTCAAGTCGACCGCGGTCAAGAGTGCGGACTACAACGCAGTTCGCGCCCTGGTCAACGGCGAGGTCGACACGTTCCTTGGATTCAAGTTCATCTGGTTCGGCAACGCCGTTACCACGATGCTCCCCGTCGCGTCCAACATCCGGGACTGCTTCGCCTTCCACCGCGACGGCGTCGAGATGGGTCTCGGCCAGCTCATCACCGACATCGGCCAGCGCCGCGACAAGAGCTTGTCGTGGCAGATTTACGCCGCGCTGTCGATGGCGGCCACGCGTCTCGAGGAGGCCCGCGTCCTCAAGGTGCAGTGCGACGAGACCGACATCAGCGACGTGAGCTGATCCAGACCGCATCGACAGACTGACACAGACTCAACCGGCTTTCGCGTTGCGAAAGCCGCCAGACGAAAGGAAAGGCAATGGCAAACGGCAATGGCATCGAGCTGGCACAGCTCGCCGCGAGCGCCCAGGACTTCCTGGCGCCGTACCAGAAGGCCGGTCGGATTCGGGTCGCCTCGGGAAGCTACGTCCTCGCGGCGACGCTTGCCGCCGGCGGCTCCGCCGCATCCGACAGCATCAATCTCTGCAAGATTCCCAAGGGTGGACGCGTTGTCCTGATCGTGTGCGTCTCCGGTGCGACGCACGGCGCCGCGACGCCGTCGATCGGCGACAACCTCAACCCGGTGAAGTTCCGCACCGCCGCGGTGCTCACCACCGTCGGCGCGTCGATCCAGAACACGGCCGCGGGCCAGGTCGGCGCCGCGGTCGAGGGCGTGACGATCCCCTACACGGCGGAGGCGACCATCATCCTCCAGAACTCGACCGCGGCCTTCCCGGCCACCGGCGAGTACGTGCATTGGTTCGTCTTCTACGTCGTCGACTGATCGGACTGGCTGGCATGGCCCCCCGCGGCGGCGAGAGCCGTCGCGGGGGTTTCGATGGACAGCGTAACGCAAATCTACAACATGGCGATCATCGAGTGCGGCAGCGACGCCGTGCTCGCGCCGACCGACGACAACCGCCAGTCGCGGCTCTGCAACGCCAGGTATCCGGACGCGCTCGAGGCCACGCTGCGCGCGCACTTCTGGAACTGCGCAATGGTCCGCGAGACGCTGAACCGGCTGACCGCGCAGCCCGCATCGGGCTTCGAGTTCGCGTACCAGCTCCCGGCGAGCTGCCTGCGGGCGAAGTCGATCGACTCCGACGACGAGTGGCGAATCGAGGGCCGGACGCTCGTCACCGACTGCGACTCGGTCGTCCTGCTCTACGCCTCTCGCATCACCGATGTCTCGAAGATGGACCCGTTGCTGTGCCAGGCGATCGCGCTCAAGCTGGCGTCGTCGATCGCGTACGCCATCAAAGGTGATCACGAGCTGTCCGGCCGGTTGCTGGCCAGGTGGCAGGACATGCTCGCCGAGGCGAGGTTCATCGACGCCAACGAGGGCAACTTCGACCGCATCACACCGACCGCGTTCACCGACGCCCGCAGCACGGGGCCGGCGGCGCATTGACCAATGCAGGCCCAGGTCACACAGGTTCAGTCGAGCTTCGCCTCCGGCGAGCTGTCGCCGCGCCTGCTCGGCCGGTCCGACATCGATCGATACTTCTCCGGCTGCAAGACGCTCGAGAACTTCATCGTGTTGAAGCACGGCTGCGCAACGAAGCGGCCGGGCACGCGGCACGTCGCCGAGGCCAAGAGTTCATCGAACCGCGTCCGGCTGGTTCCGTTCGCGTTCAACGACTCGCAGCAGTACGTGCTCGAGTTCGGACCGAGCTACATCAGGTTCTACCGCTACTCGTCCGGCGCCCCCGTGCAGCTCGACAACGCCGGGACCCCGACGGAGATCGCCACCGCCTACGCCGCGGGCGACCTCGCCGGCCTCAAGTTCACGCAGAGCGCCGACACGCTCGTCATCGCAAGCCCGTCGCACGCGCCGCGGTCTCTCGTTCGAACGAGCGCGTCCGACACGCTGCCGGGATCGTGGACGCTCGCCGACATCCAGTTCATCGACGGCCCGTACGGCGATCTCAACGCGACGGCGACGACGATCACGCCGAGCGCCACGACGGGCGCGATCACGCTCACCGCGTCGGCCGCCACGTTCGCAGCCACCGATGTCGGCCGCTGGGTCCGAATCCTGCACGGCGCGCGGTGGGGCTGGGCGAAGATCACCGGGTACACGTCGACGACCGTCGTGAACGCGACCGTCACGGGATCGTTCAACAGCGCCACGGCCTCGGCCAACTGGCGGCTGGGCTCGTGGCACTCGGCGAGCGGCAACTGGCCAAGCGTCGCGGTGTTCCACCAGGGGCGGCTCTGGTTCGCGGCGACGACCAACGACCCGCAGGCCATGTGGGGTTCGGTCTCGGACAACTTCTACACGCACTCCCCGAGCACCTTCAACGGCGACGTGCTCGACACGAGCGCAATGGCCCTGTCCATCGACGACGACCGCGTGAACGCGATCCGCTGGCTGGTGAGCGACACGCGCGGCCTGGTCACGCTCACGAGCGGCGGCGAGTTCGTGCTGACGGCCAGCAACGACGATCCGATCACGCCCACGAACCGCACCATGCGGCGTCAGAGCACGTATGGCGCCCACGCGACGAGCACGCCCCGGCAGATCGGTCAGAGCATCGTGTACTGGCAGGCGGGCCGGAAGCTCCGCGAGCTGGCCTACTCGATCGAGAGCGACCGGCTGGGCGGTCCCGACCTCGCCATCCTCTCGGAGCACATCGGCCTTGGCGGCGTCGAGGAGACCGCGTACCAGGAGATTCCCGACTCGATCCTCTGGACGGTGCGCTCCGACGGCCAGCTCGTCGGGACCACGCTCGAGCGCGAGCAGCGCGTCGTCGCGTGGCACCGCCATGTTCTCGGCGGCGACGGAATCGTGGAGAGCGTCGCGTCGATCCGCAATGGCCAGTTCGACCAGCTCTGGCTGTGCGTGCGACGGACCATCGACTCGACGACGCGGCGCTACGTCGAGGTCATGCAGAACGTGTTCGACGTTGACACGGCGCGCGAGGACGCATGGCACCTGGACTCGGCGCTGAAGTACGACGGCGTCGCAACGGCGTCGCTGACGGGGCTCGCGCACCTCAACGGCGCCGAGGTCTCGATCCTCGCCGACGGCGCGACCCATCCCGACGGGACCGTTTCGGCCGGCGGCGTGACGCTCGACTACGAGGCCGAGGTCGCGCTCGTCGGCTTCGGCATCGTCTCGAAGG